TGTGTTTAGCATCTGCCGTAAGTGAGACGGTCGAAGCGAAGTTCTTCGCATTGTTTCTGACAGTATCGAGGAATCGACCTTCGTCGGATCCATTGATGACATAAACATCTACTCCAAGTTCATTACATAGTGCCTTTGCCACTGTAGTCTTACCAATACCAGGAGGACCAGCAAGAAGCATATTCGGGATTTCTCCCTTATTTAGAAACTCCTGAAATGTCTTCTTAGTATTCTCTGGGAGAATACATTCTTCAATAGTCTTTGGTCTATGAGATTCCACCCACAAAAAGTGTTTGTTGTCAATTTGGTTCATAATCAAATCCAATCAGGTTTACGATGGGTCACCCATTCTGGTTTTTCAATTTTCATAAGAATACTTTTTGGATTATCGTATATCCACTCTATCACAAATTTTTTTCTTTTTGCCGAAAAACTTGGGATATTATATACACCATTAGGTTTAACAACTTCTACTTTTAATTTTTTCAAAATTGCATGTAACAACGCACAACTAATCGATGTCGATCCACCATAGAGACTTGTTGGATTATATTCTTTATTAATACAATCTCTAAGTGATTTTACAGTAATATATTTACCATCATCAACTTCTGATGGATAAGACTTCCAGTCACTCCATATAGACCCAATTTGTCTTTCTTCTTTATTTTTGCTCATAATCAAATCCAATCAGGTTTACGATGGGGCAATCGAAGGTAATTATCGCATACCCAAGGTTTAGACGCAATATACATCTTATATTTGTCAAAGATAGATATTGAAGTATCCAACTTAAATTCATCAGGTCCCGCAAAAACAAAAGATGTATGAGCATCCAATCTTGTCTTTGGAAAGATTTTATCTGCTTCTAGAAGAGTTTGGAAGCAGGTATGCACTTTACCATATCGTGCTGCATACTCCTCACACAATGCAAGACCGTGCCGGATTAACCATCTGGCATTTGCAGCAGTTTCATTTGCCCATACGGTGCAGGGGTGATTGCGAAAGGCACCCTTATCGGTCGCATACGGGGTTCCATCGGTCTTAGGAAGAGTTCCATACCCGTGCCCCCATTTGTCTGAGGCAACGATAGAGAGCATCTGACAGCACTCTAGAGGCATCTTGACGATGTGCTTGTCAGGAAGAACCTGTGCAGACTTGACTGGACATTCATTTGTGATGAAAATGTTCATGTTAAGAGTTTGCTAAAACTGATTGCCAGTAGGAACATAAGCATTATAACCACATCCCAAGATTTTGTCCTTATAAAGTAAGGAACTGAAATCATATCAGCAACGAAGTGAAGCATCACTCCAAGAGTCATATTGATATGAAGAACAACAAAATACGCAGTAATCACTAGGATACTACCAGTTATTCTCATTGGGACATCAACTTTGGTCATTTCAAAGGTCGAGTAAAGATTTCAGATATAATGTCTGTTGCACCCATTGCTTCATACATATAAGTCGCAGCAGATCGTGGATTTGTATGATCTCCACAGGTAAAGACATCACATACTGCCATACCATTCTCCGGCCAAGTATGAATACTAATGTGAGATTCGGCAAGAAGTGCTATGGCAGTTACACCATGAGGATCAAACTTATGTGATGAAATATCTAATAAGGTGCTTTCAGATAGTGTTGCAGCATTTGAAAGCACATTACGGATATGTGCTTCATCATCTAATAATCCATAAGGACAACCTTTGAGAGTAAAAAGAATGTGTCTCATCCAAATGTCGAATCGGGTTCCAGAGCAATATAATACTTGAGATTGTGTTGTGTATTCTTGAATTGTGACAGAAGTTTAGAAGACACTACCACCTCATAAGCACCAGGAATAATCTTGATGTTTTCTACCTTAAAGTTAAACTCAAAATCATCACTGGTCTCACCAACAATAATGGCATACTCATTGGAAGTATCGTTTTTCTTATCACGAACGACAAGTTTAATAACACCATTCTCACCAATGGCAGACATATCAGGAAGTTGATATACTGCTGCTGCTTTCGTCAATTTTTCAAGTGTCACACTATCCAACTGGAAGCATACATCTTGAGATGGTAATGTAATTTCTTTCTCTGGAGGAGCAATAATTACATTCGGGTCAGCAAAGAAATACTTCACACGACGTTTACCTTCTTTGATGCTCAAGTAACTGCCCTGATTAAAGTCGAGGTCAGGATCCTGATGAAGACTCAAACCATTCAAAAACTGGTTGAGATCATAAATCGCAAAGTCCCGTGGAAAATCTTCTTTAATTTCTGCTTCGGCAAGAATGTTCTTTGCCACAGAAATAGTGCGAAGTTTGTTGCCTTGCTTTACAAGAATAGAATTGTTAATACCCGCAAAGTTCTTGAGGATAGCAAGTGCGTTGTCAGACAGTTTCATTGTTTGTTCTTTGATTTTCATTATTATTGAGGGTACGTTTCACGATTTGTATTCTTATCATTGAAATACATGAGAAGAACAGCATAGTGAAGGATCTTAAATATATCACGACGTGGAGTACCTTTCTTATCATATCGTGAAACATATTTCATAATATTATCTCTAGAACATGCTTCACCGTCATTGTGTGCTGCTTCAATAAAATCTAAAGTTTGAAGATTTTGATCGTTAGCAGCATAGTGTTGCTTATAAGTTCCTCTAATATAGTCAAGAAGTTCTTTTACGATCTCTTCTTCATTATATTTCCAGGGTGTTGAAGATGCATAGATGGCATCAGGATCAGGATTAATACAAAAGTCACGATCATTTGTTCCTGCTATCCAAGTGCCATCTTTTGCCCAATTGCCAACTGTCGAATTCAAGTTAGTATTAGTGTATTCATCCATTTTTAAAATTTCATCGTAAAGCATATTAATCATAACTTATTATATCAAGAAAAGTTGTATGCGTCAAGAGATTGTTTTTGTTGCTCTTCAGTAGGCATCACAAAGTCGGCATCAATTTTGTCATAAAGTTCCAAGAATGCCTGTTTGGTCTCATCGTCAAAACGATTTACACAAACTTGAATTGCCTTTGCTTTGTCTTTGAAAATAGCATAGGCACGAATGATATGAACCAAGCGGCGGGTGCTGATGATTTCATCAATACCACCATCATAGAACGTTTTACGGATCACGTCTGACCAATCGCAAAGACGCTTGCAGAAGTCACGATCTTCTACACCCAAATCCAGAGCAATACCCTCAAGGATTTTTTGTTCAGTAGCAGGAGTAGGATACGACTGCTCAAAGGTCACCGGGAAACGCTCAAGAAATGCCTCATTCAGAACATTGGTGCCAATGAAACGACCATCATCAGAACCTTTGCCTTTAGTATTGGCAGTAGCAATCACATTGAAACCAGCAGCAGGTTTCACAACCTTACCAATTTTTTTCAGAAACACACCCTTGCCTTCAAGAATGGATTGGAGACAGAGGATTTTATTTGAAGCAAGGTCAATTTCATCGAGTAGCAAGATTGCACCTCGTTGGAGTGCCTCAACGACAGGTCCGTTATGCCAAACAGTTGCCCCATCGACAAGACGGAAACCACCAATAAGGTCGTCTTCATCAGTCTCAATAGTAATGTTTACACGGATAAGTTCTCGTCCGAGTTGAGAACACGCCTGCTCAACACTGAACGTCTTACCGTTGCCAGAGAGACCAGTAATGAATGTCGGATAGAAAAGACGGGATTGAATAATTTTTTTAACGTCACCAAAATTACCAAACTTGACGAAGGTATCATCTTTTTCTGGGATAAGATTTTGTTCTACAGAAGGCAATGCCGCAGGTGCTTGATATGTGCGTTCAATTTCTTCCACTTTTTGTTGAGTAATTTCAAGATTCCACTTACCACGACCAACTTTGTAATCAGAAAGTTTATTGGAGATAGTCTGATAATTAGCACCATTCATTGCACACCAAGCACGAATATCACCAGTAGTTACAGACTCCCCATAAAGATTTTGAAGAGAAGTACGAATGTAGTCACAAGAAAGAGTCATGTTGTTAGTCGTTTGTTTCAACTGAAGTTATTATAAGAGAAAATCGGTGAAAATGGGTTATGAGATGGACAGTTCAAAGACTGTCCATATATTCACACAATTCCTCAATAAGTTTAGTTTTTGAATGTCTTCTGTCAAGTTCAATTCCAATATTTCTACCATAAACTTCCAATTCTAATTTATTCATATCTTCAAAACGAAGATGAATATTTTTATCTTCTAATAATTCATCTTCAATTTTTTCTTCATAATGAGTCTCATCTTCACCAACAATAGGAGACTCTTCAACCTCCACACATTCTTCTACTATAGGTTCTTCTACTACAGGTTTTGGTGTGGGAGTTGGAGCAGGTGCTGCTTTTTTACCTCCCACTAAATCTCCAAATTTAGACATTTGTTTTACCTATTACTTATAAAAATATTTATCAGGCAATAAGGTCTACAAACTCATTTAGAATTTTCTTATTCATTTTTTTATTTTGAAGGCTCTTCATAAATGACTTTTTAATCTGT